GATTTTAATACTAAAAAATTATTAGATAATGAGTATGTTTATTCTGATGGTTCAGATGATACTATGATGTTGGGTAGAAAAACTTTGTATCATAAGTTAGATGATACTAATTCTTCAAATATTATAGTTGGTGATAGTGATAATAATCTTCTTGAAGATATTGCATATAATGATTGGTGTAAAAGATATAATATGCAATTCATTCTTAATTTAGTGGTTGAAGGTAGTGAAAAAAGATTTGCAGGACAACAGGTGATAATTGAATGGCCTAGTATAGCAAGAAATACTGGTAATCAAATTCCTTTTAATGATCTTTTTAAAGGAAAATATTTGATTAAAAGTGTTACTCATTCTTTTGATCCGGGGGGTACTTTCCCATATAGACAAAGATTGGTTTTAATTAAAAATGCTTATACTAATATTGATAGTCAGATTCTTTATAAAGCAAAACAAATGAATTTATATCAAGAAGGGAAACGGCAACAGATAGTAAGGAGGTAACATGTTTAAGATAAATTTTGGTAAATTAAGGCGTGGATTATTAACTACTAAAGGTATATTATATGAAGAATATTGTTATCGTTTTCATAATATTACTAAATGGAGATTTTGGGGTATAGAATTCAAAAAAGTATTTTTTGGTTTTATTATAAAAGTAAAATAAGGAGTTAATTATATGTTAAAAAATCCACCTTCTGATCTTCAAATAGAAGTAGAAAAATTAACAGGGTTTTATCGTGGAGTTGTTGAGGATGTAAATGATCCATTAAAAGCTCAAAGAGTTAGAGTTAGAATTTTTGGACAACATACTCCTGTTACTGTAAAGACTGAAACAGAAGGAATACCAACAGAAGAATTACCTTGGGCTGAACCATGTATGCCGATACATGAAGGGTCTGTGAGTGGATATGGAACATGGTCTGTTCCACTTCAAGGTTCTCAAGTTATGGTGTTTTTTGAAAACGGCAATCCATCTAGACCTATGTATTTTGCTTCTTTACCAGCAATACCAGAAGAAAAGAAGCAGTATTCTAATAACAATAGAGCTACTAGTAAAAATGATGGGTTTAGAGATCCTGATGGTAAGTATCCAGAAAATAATAGATTAGGTGAACCTGATGTTCATAGATTAGCAAGGGGTAATAAAGAAGATACAGTAATTTCTGTAAAAAATAGTAATAGAGAAACAGGGGTTCCTGTTGCTGGTGGTGGAACATGGAATGAACCTCAGTCAACTTATGATACTCAATATCCACATAATTATGTAATTGCTACACATGGGGGTATAGTAATAGAATTAGATTCTACTGAAGGATCAAAGAGAATTAATATTAATCATCCATCTAATAGTTTTATTGAGATTGACAATGATGGTAATATGGTGGTAAAGAATGCTAAAGAAAAATATGAAATAGTAGCTGAAGGTAAAAATATTCGTATTAAAGATCAAAGAAATCTTACTGTTGATGGTAATGCTACTAAAAAAATTGGTGGTAGTGAAACTGTTGAAATTAGTGGGGATAAGATAGATGATATTGATGGGGATAAAACAGAAGATATTGATGGTGATAAAACAGAGACAATAGGTGGTAGTAAAACAGAAGATATTACAGATAATAAAACAGAGACAATAGGTGGTAATAAAACTGAAGATATTACAGGTAATAAAACTGAAGATATTGATGGTAATAAAACAGAGACAATAGGTGGTAATTTAAATTTGAGTGTTACTGGAACAATTAATGTTACTGCTACTGGTGTGGTTACAGTAACTTCTTCTTCTCAAGTAATAATAACGGCACCTACAATCAGTTTAAATTAGGAGATTTATGGGGTTAGGATTAGCTAGAGTTGGTGATGTAGGAGTGGGTGAATGTTGTTGTCATAGTGATCCAACATGCATATCTATGACAGGAACAATAATAAATGGGTCTAGTAATGTTCTTTCTAATGGATTAGGAGCAGCTAGATTTAATGATATAGTATTGGGGTCATGTGGGCATGTAGGATTAATAATAACTGGTTCTCCTACAATTTCTTCTAATTCTCTACCACAAGCTAGAGTAACTAGTGTTTTTACTGGATGTTTTACTGGAACTATTGTAACTGGTTCCGGTGATGTGATAGGGGGATAAAATGAGTGATGTTGATAAATTAACTGAAATGGTTAATGGTTATGATGATGAAATACAACAGTTAGAAGATTCCATAACAAGACTTACGGAAGTTTCTGATGATTTAGGTGAGCAAAGAGCAGCTATTGAAAATGTTGTTTTAAGTGAACTTGTAAGTGGTTCTAATACATATTTAGAACAAAAAGCTATTTTGGTATGTAGTGGTGGGTATCCAACTACATGTACTTATTGTACTTCTGGTAGTTATGGTACTGGTAATTTAACAGAATGGGCTATAGTTAGTGGTGGATGTCCACCTTCTTCTCATGAAGTATTATTTAAATCATCTGATGTATCACCTTCGGTTGATCCAGATCAATATCAAAGGCAATTAGATTTTGATGAAGCATATGATCATATATGGAAAACCATAGATACATCTGGTACATATGGTATACAACCAAATAGAGATAATATAGATACTGGTAAAAGCATATTAGAAATAAATAAAACTAAAATAGAAGACGTAAAGGCAATATATGAACAATATATATAGAAAGGATAAATCATTTAATGGGATTGATATATAAAGCAACAAATAAAATTAATGGAAAATGTTATATTGGACAGACTGTTAATGATTTACAATGGAGAAAGACTAAGCATATAAATGAAGCCAAAAGATCAGCACATAATTTTTATTTTCATAATGCGTTAAGAAAATATGACTTTGATTTCTCTTGGAGAACATTATGTAAATGTGAAACTCAAGAGGAATTAGATAGAAAAGAGATATATTATATAAAAAAATTTAAAAGTGAGTATAATATTCTACCGGGGGGATGTGGTAATGGTGGTGTTTTTGTTGGAGAAAAAAATCCAATGTTCGGTAAACATCATTCAGATGAAACTAAAAGAAAAATAAGTGAAACAAAGAAGAATAATGGATTACATAGAGGCAAAAAGAATTCTATGTATGGTAGGAAAAGGTCAAATAAATTAAAAGAAAAAGTAAGTAAAGCCAATAAGGGAAGAACGGCATGGAATAAAGGACTTACAAAAGACGATCCAAGAGTTAAGAAGTATTCAGAAAAAAGAACAAAAACAATGATTGAGAAGGGATACTTTAAAAATGAAATTTAGAATATATTTAATAGAAGCTATGAATCAGGTAAAGGATTGGGAATCTTATATCAGAAAGGATAAAGAATTACAAATAGCCGTATCTATATTGAAGAAAATTAATAAGGCCAAATACAAAGCATATTTGGTTGGGGGTGCTGTTAGGGATACTATTTTGGGTATTCATTCTAAAGATTATGATATTGCTACCAATGCACCTATAGATGTTTTACAAAGAATGTTTAAAACATATGATATTGGAAAATCAAAAGATTTTGGGATAGTTGTTGTTAAGCAAGGTGGATATGATTTTGAGATTGCTCAGTTTAGGACAGATGGGACTTATCTTGATGGTAGGAGACCTGAATCAGTTCAGATAACAGCTAAGTTCAAAGACGATGTTGAACGTAGGGATTTCACTATAAATGCTATGGGGATCAATTCTAAGGGTGATATTGTTGATTATTTCGATGGTAAGAGGGATATTAAGAATAAGATCTTAAAGACTGTTGGTGATCCTTTCAAGAGGTTTGGTGAAGATTATTTGAGGATGATGAGACTTGCCAGATTTGCAGCAAAACTTGATTTTGAGGTTGATAAAGAGACTGAACGTGCTTCACAGAAATTAGCTCATAACATAACAGGGCTATCTCCTGAACGTATCAGAGATGAATTGATGAAATCTGCATCTCAGAGTGGTGATAAGTTTGCTCAGTATATTATGAAACTTGATAAACTCAAGCTCTTGAAGTTCATTTTGCCTGAAATAGTGAATCTTAAATGGTACAGGGAGAACCTTCAACATCATCCTGAAACAAGGGGTCATGGTGGAACAGTGTTCAGTCATGTTATGGCAGCATTGAAAAAGAGTGACACTAAGAATCCTATTAAGAACTTGGCTATTCTTTTACAT